CGAGGAGCGGAGACTGATCAGCATCGAGAGAAAATATGTGTGGTTCGCGAAGATAAACAATCACGGGATCGACATCGTTGAATATAGCGTGGAGTGCCATCCCGGCATAGCAAGACCGAAGAAGTGGTGACGAAATGCCGGCAAGATCGAAGGTGACATGCCTGCCGGAACCTATCCGGGCGGAACTTGACAAGCGACTCATAACGACGGGGTTCTCCGACTACTCGTCCCTCGAGGCGTGGCTCCAGGAACAGGGATTCGAGATATCACGCTCGGCGATCCACCGCTACGGCCAGGAGTTCGAAGAAAAGATCATGGCCATCAAGGTGGCCACGGAACAAGCGAAGGCGATTGCGGAGGCGGCCGGTGATGAGGAAGGTGCCATGAACGAGGCGCTCATCCGACTCATTCAACAGAAGTCATTCGACGTCCTGGTCGGCCTCGAGGGCGGAGCAGATCTACCGAAGATGGGAACGATGGTCGCGCGGATCTCTCGCGCCTCTGTGCAGCAAAAGAAATGGATGACAGAGGTCAGACAGAAGACGAGGTCAACTGCTGATGAAGTGGCAAAAGAGGTGAAAAAAGGCGGTCTCTCTGCGGAGAAGGCCGAGGAGATAAGGAAGAAGATACTGGGAATCGTATGACCGCTCAATCCGCAAACAAAGACTTCGACCTGGCGAGAGGCGCTACAGGCATATTGCTGCCTTATCAGCAGCGGTGGGTAGCAGATCGCTCGCCGGTGAAGGTCATGGAGAAATCACGCCGGGTCGGCATATCCTGGGCAGAGGCCTCCGACGATACCCTCTGGGCATCCGAAAAGGGCAATGGAGAAAAGCGCAACGTCTGGTATATCGGCTATACGAAGGACATGGCGCTTGAATTCATCAGTGACTGCGCCAACTGGGCCAGGGCATATAATCTGGCAGCTTCCGATATGGAAGAGGTGGAGATCCCGGACGAGGAAGAATATGAAGGCGTCGTCCAGGAAAAGAAAATACTTGCCTATCAGATTACCTTGGCCTCCGCCTGGAGGATCACGGCGCTCTCGAGCAGACCGACGAACCTCCGCGGGAAACAGGGACGTGCTGTATTGGATGAAGCAGCATTCCATGACGACCTTGCCGGACTGATCAAGGCCGCACTGGCATTCCTCATGTGGGGCGGCGACGTCCGGATCATCTCCACGCATTTCGGCGATTCAAACGATTTCAACTCGCTGGTCCAGGACATCAGGGCCGGAAGAAAACCATATAGCCTCCATCGCGTGACTTTTGATGATGCCCTCGGAGAGGGTCTTTACAAGAGGATCTGCGAGGTACTGAAGCGCGATTGGAGTCCGGAGGCCGAGGCCGCCTGGCGGCAGGGCGTCATCGACTTTTACGGCGACGATGCGGACGAGGAGCTCTTCTGCATTCCTTCCCAGGGAAGCGGCGTCTATTTAACCAGGGCGCTGATTGAGACCTGTCTCTCTCGGGAGATCCCCGTGATCCGTTACGAGAAGGCAGCCGCTTTTGCGGAACTTCCCGACTATACCCGAAAGTCCGAGATCGACGCCTGGTGCGAAGAGACACTTCTCCCGCTCCTGGAGGTTCTTGATAAAGAGCGTCGGCATTATTTTGGCGAAGACTTCGGCCGGACCGGAGATCTCACGGTAATCACGCCGCTTGCAGAACAGCAGAATGCAACCTTCAAAGCTCCCTTCATGCTCGAACTTCGCAACATTCCCTTTCAGCAGCAGGAGCAGATTCTTTACTACATCGTGGATCGACTTCCGAACTTCTCTCATGGGGCACTCGATGCGCGAGGAAATGGCCAGTACCTGGCCGAACGTGCGATGCAGAAATACGGTGCGCTCCGGATCAGCCAGGTCATGCTGACGGAGAACTGGTACCGCGAGAACATGCCGAAATACAAGGCGGCATTCGAGGACCGATCGATACTGCTCGCGCAGGATGCAGACGTCATTGAGGATCACCGAGCATTCAAGATCATCAAGGGAGTCGCCAAACTTCCGGAGTCGAAGACAAAAGGTCAGGACAAAAAGCAACGTCACGGAGATTCAGGAGTCTCCGGCGCGATGGCCTGGTACGCGACGCGGCAGGAAGGCGGTCCGGCGGCTTCTGCCGGAAGCGAGGCCACGGTTGAGGACTATCATGCGGAGAGACGCGGAGGCATGGAGAGAATGAACATGAGGGGTGCAATGTCCGATGTGCATCGAGAGCGAACCCGGAGGGCGGCATGAGTATCATAACCAAACTGAGCGAGAAAATATTCGGCGGCGAGATCGAACGCAAGGTTGAGCAGAAGGTGCAGGCCGCAGTCAATGGAAAGGTCGCCGAGATCAAAGCGGCGAGTTATTCAGACACACTCATGGCGCCGATCGCCGACCCGGACGGTACCGTCTGGCGGCGTCTTACCACGACTCCTAATCGAGACCTGGTACCTGTCCTCCAGGACCGAATGATCGAGATCGCCTACTGGCTGCGGGAAACGAATCCGCTCGCTGGATGGCTCATAGACATCACCACGGCTTTTATTCTCGCAGAGGGTCTTCCCTACGAGGCGAAAAATCCCGACATCAAGACGGTACTCGACGGTTTTTGGAATGATCCGATAAACAGACTGCCTCTTTATTTTCCGAAGCACGTAGGTGAACTTCACACATTCGGGGAGTTATGTTTTCCCACATTCGTGGCGGCACAGACCGGCAGGGTGCGACTCGGATATATAGACCCGGCTCAGATCATGGGAGTAATGACGGATCCGGAGAATGTGAAGGTTCCTATCGGTGTGCAGACAAAAGGATGGATCGGCGAGATAGCGGGATTCAATGTCTCGACAGAGGCCAAGAAATACCGGACGATCCTTCCCGAAGAAGCTGACTATGTGCTCTCGCCGGTAGCGAAGCAGCTCCGTGACCGGTTCACGGACGGCGATTGCTTTTATTGGTCAATCAATAACGTGTCCAATTCTCCCCGCGGGAGATCGTCTCTTCTGTCCGTAGCCGACTGGCTTGACGCCTATGAGCAGTATCTTTTTGACTTTGCGGACATGTGGCCCCTCCTCAACAGTTTCATCTGGGACCTCGAGGTGCAGGGCGGTGATGAGAAGGAAATCAAAAAACACCTCGAAGCATTCACGAAAAAATCCGGATCGGTGTTCGGACACAATGAAAAAGTCAAACTCTCGGCCCAGTGCCCCAAGTTGCAGGCCATAGATGCAGCAACGGGCGCCACGCTCTTCAGGAACCACATCATGGGGCGTTTCGGATATCCCGAGCACTGGTATGGCGGAGGCGGAGACGTGAACCGTGCCACGGCGGAAGAAATGGCGGCGCCGGCACTAAAGATGCTCGGCACAAAGCAGCTCGAAGTTAAATACATACTTGAAGACATGTTCAAATATCAGATCAGACAGTCCCGGAAGACCCGCTATATCAACGTGTCTAATGAAGACGCGGATAACTATTCCATTTTGACGCCTCAGATGGAGACGAAGGACGTCGGTAAACTCGGAACCTTGGTACAGTCGGTGGCGACGGCGCTTATGACTGCTGAGAACCAGGAGTGGATCGACAAGGACACCGCCCGCAAGATCTTCATCGCCGTCACGAATTTCACGGGAGTCGACATTGACTTCGAAGCAATCAAGCAGGCCATCGCCGAGCAGAACGCTGCGACGGCCGTTGCAGACTATAAAGTTAACCCACCGCCGGCCAAGGATGCGGAGGCGAAATAATGGCGACAGCGACCCAAACAAACCAATTCCAGAAGAAGGTAGCGGCCCTGGTCAAGCAATCCCAGAGCATGGAAGAGACAGAGGTTAAAAAGGTACTCGCGATCCTGCAGAGCACCCGGAAAGAAATCGCCGCAACGGTCGCTTCGACGCCCTGGGAACTCTATCACCTGAAACAGTTAAAAGACGCGGTCAATCGTGCAGCCGATGATTTTGTGCGCCAGTATAAAGACGTTCTCGGCCCGGCGCAGAGAGACCTCTGGAATCAAGGTGTAGATATGGTCGATATGCCACTCCGCGCTGTCGGAATCTGGCAGGCGATACCGGCGATTGACACGACCATGCTTGGAGTACTGCAGGGTTACGGCGAATCGCTGGCCGAGGTACTCGGTAAGGACCTGGCGCAAAAAGTCACGCAGGAAATTACTATGGGACTCCTGGGACAGAAGACGCCGTTCGACGTGATGAAGAGCATCGGAGTGAATTTAAAGGAAAAATCAATCGTCACGTCCATCGGATCCCGCGCCGAGACGATAACGCGCACTGAAGGTGGACGAATATTGGAGGCGGCGAGCCAGGCCAGAAAAGAAAAGGCGGCTGAAGTGGTGCCCGGACTGCAGAAGATGTGGCTTCACGGGAATACGTCGAAGGTTCCGAGAATAACGCACGTCGCGGCGAACGGACAGATCAGGGACGTCGATCAGCCGTTCGACGTTGGTGGGGAGCAACTCATGTATCCGCGCGATCCTGCAGGGTCTCCGGAGAATACGATTAACTGTTCCTGATATACGATCCCTTATCATCCCAGTTGGGGTGTAACGGCGCAGGACGTGGACCAGCAGGTTGCGGCAGGACGGAGATGAGCGAGGAGAGAACAGGATCCCCTCCTTCGAGGGGATGACGCAATAATACGGAAATGACAAACAAGGAGGATACGACAATGGCAGAAAGAATCGATCCAAAGTACCTGGAAGGTTTGAAATTCAATTTCGCGGAACAGAGGAAATCCAACAAGGATGGCCGCGAGGTGGTCACGAACATACCTCAGCAAAGGGCGCTGACTGCGAACGATGTCCTCGACTGGAAAGATTGCGGAGACAAGGTGGTAATCGTGACCGCGGATGGACAGAAGATCACGGTTCCAAAGAAGGCCGACGGAGATCCCGTCGGGTCCATGACTGTTGCGGATATCAAGGCGCTCCTCGATGAGAAAAAGATCGAATACTCGAAGGACGCGAAAAAGGCGGATCTCGTCGACCTGGCGAAAAAGGCCAGTGCCTCATAAACGTCGATACAAAGTGCGCACGTGGAGGGATCCAAAATGAAAAAGACAAACGAAAATATCGTGAGACTCCTGGCCGCCGCGACGTCTCCCGAAAAAGATGCACAGGCGGCGCGATCGAAGAAGTACGGCATTTCTGTCCGCGACGATGGCAATGTGACAAAGCCCTCGCAATGGGCGTCAGTCCCGGATTCACAGTGGCTTGATCCTGTCAATTACGCATATCCGTGCCCCGATGAGGCGCAGACCAGGGCGGCCGCATCTTACTGGGGAAAAGCCGAGGACAAGGCCAAGTACTCCGAAGCGGATCAGAAGGTCATTGGGAGTCGCCTGGCCACGTTCGAGAAAAAATTCAAGATCGGTACCGGCACCACAAAAGGCGCGACATCAACAGGGGAAGTTCTAAGTTTCGGTGACATCCGCGACCTGCTCAATAATGCGTTGCCGGACATGTACATTGTCGACATCTTCCCAGGCTACGTCATCGCAGAGGACGTGGACGACGATGAAATGTGGCAAATTCCCTATACCGTATCCGCAGACGGCGACCAGGTGGTTCTCGGTGAAAAGGCCGAGGTCGAGCGCCAGTACGTGAAGGTGGAGGCGGCGGCGCGGATTACGGCGTCCGGTCTTGATAAGACAAGCCCGGACTACGGTTACAAATGGGAGGTGCAAATCGCGGAAGCCGGGCCGGATAAGCAGGGCATAGCAAATTATCCGCTCGCGGTATTGCAGGCCGCAGTACCGGTTTATGACGGAGCTCGGGTCTTTGCGCTTACGCAGGGGCAACATGACGACCCGGCTAATCCTTACGGCAAATCCGTGCGCGATCTCGTCGGCTGGATCTCCGACTGCAAGGCAAGCGCCACGGGACTTCAGGGCATGTTTAATATTTCCAAGACCGCTAAGTGGCTGAGAGACATGGTCGTCGACGCATGGGACCGCGGGAAAAAGGATCTTGTGGGCCTGTCGCACGATGTCCGGGCTGCATACAAGAAAGGTAATAATGGAAGGATAGAAGTGGAGAAGATCATAAAGGTCGACTCCGTTGACGTTGTTTATGATCCCATCGCTGGTGGGAAATTTTTAAGAATGGCCGCAGCCAGAACGGCGGGCCGGAAGGAGGAGCAGATGATCGAGAAATTATTGGCTGCCCTCAAGGCGCAGAGGCCCGACCTCTATGCGACCATCGAGGGAAAAGTAACAAGCAAAACCGTAACCGAGGATGAAGTGATGGGACTTCTCACGAGGGGTTTGACTCCTCCGGGAGATGCTGACGCCCGTATCCAGGCGGCAGTGAAAGAGGCCATCGGAAAAGACGGCGGCATTGCCGAGGTGCAGAAGCTTCTGACCGAGGCCCGGATCGTCGCCTGCGGCACGACCCTTAACTCCGAACTGAAGGAGTCACTCCTGCCGGAACTCTCGCAGGTGCGGGTCAAAAAGCAGTTTGAAGGCAAGGTCTTCGAGATTGCGACTCTCCACGCCGCGATCAAGGAAGAAAAAGAGTATGTGGACAAACTCACCGGCTCAGGATCCGTACAGGGATCAGGACAGGTCAGGGCTGGCACTGAGGAACCGGAAAGGGTACAGGCGGCATTCGATAAGATGATGGGGGTCGTAGTCGATGACAAGTTCAAGGACGTCCCCGCGTTTACATCCCTTCGATCCGCCTACACGCGGATCACGGGAGATCCGGACGTTCGCGGCATTCCGAATCGTGACGGCGTGCGATTCGGGGAAGCGTACATGGCATATATGCAGCTGCCGGCCGCCTACAGTTCGTCCACCTTCACCTATGCCCTC